ACGTTGGAGTAGAAAAACTCGTCGTTAGCATATACTAGGTCGTCAGCCATTTAAATTTGTCCTTTTAGAATTTCAGAATTATTTTGAAGTCCTCAACTTGATCGGAGGATCTTTCTACTGGAATTATGTTATCAATATATAGTAAATTTCCAGTATAGCGTCTCATACCAGGATTAGTTATTGATCCCAAGAATCTAGATGCGGTGCTGGTAATACCATTAACTAGTTCCGATGATGGAACCCCTTTTGTATTAGATACTTTAAGTTGATTGTTAGCAGAATCCCATTCAACAACTGTAGCACTAAATGTTGCTACTGCCAATGAGGGGCCTTGATATACAATCTCGTCTTCAATATATTCAGCAGACGTTCCATTTAACGTAAGTGTCATTAGCTGATCTACTGCTGTATTAGACATTACTTTTGTGCCATCATATGTGTAAGGATCTTCAATTAGAGCAACCTGTCTATAGTCGTTTTCTACTGTCAATACTCCGTTTTCTGATGTTTTAATTCGTGTATTGATTAGAAGATTAGAACCACCAAGTTCAACTAATGGATCTGAACCGTGTCCTCCACGTGGACTTATAATAGGTTTTGCAATTGCTCCGCTACCTGTAGCAGAAGATAAAGTGACATTTGCGTAAGTATAGTTTATACCACGATTTGTCATGATGATAGAGGATACCGTATTTGATACTGTGTTTCTTACAGCTATTGCAGTTGCCTCTTGTCCATCACCGACAATAGATACAGTTATATCATTTGCAGTATAACCGCTTCCGAAGTTTGTTAGAACTATACTATGAATGCCACCTTGAATAGCACTATTTTGAACCTGCCACTGCAACGAACCGTCATTTACAGTAAGTGACTTTACAGGAATATAATCAGACGTTACAAATCTCAATTGCTCTTCAGCGGATACGGTATACATATATTTCCAGATGTAACCATCTTCCGACTGAACATCTGCTATAGTTGAGATTGATGTTGGTTTAGATGTAGAGTTTGCGCCGTAGTTATTGGCAATACATTTATAAACATTCCAATCATCTGTTACAACATAAAATTTTGACGTGTCAGATTTTAGAATCTTAGAGTCTGCTTTGTCATCATAAGCAACATATACTGTGTTTGCTGTCCAGTTAAATCTAGGAATAACGTGTCTAATGTCATTACCAGAAATCTTTTTAGCACCTATCATATTATCCCAGACTTCATAAAAGGTGTTAACGCTGGTGTTAGCCTGAGGAGGAACTACATCGTTTGGCCATGCTGTTGTTCGTCCAAAAGTCAAATAAACATTAGAAGGTATCGGTTCATTGACCGACTCCTTAAACTGTTTTGCACTATAAACTTGAAGATATTTTGAATGTACCGATGACAAAAATATATTCCTTCTATTTTCTAATATTTATGTAACGTGACATATGCGTGTCCAGTATTGCTAGGTAGAAGATTTGATAGATTACTGCTAACATTGATATCAGTATGCTTGATACTATATTCATTTGTATTGGCAACATTAGTTATAGTATATACACCACTACTAATCTTAGACACGTTACCTGTATTAATAAGAATACCTACAGAATTTCCTAACAACAGTCCATGATTCTGTCTAAACAATGAGACGTTTGCATATCCTCTATAGACAACAACTGTTCCATTTGAGTTCAATACGTTGGCGGTGTCCAAATACATTGTATTAGCATCAATGACAGAAATGCTATAAATGCCGTTTGAAATATTTGTAGTATCACCACTGGTAAACCACATTCTAACGTTATCATTGTTTGTAAAACCGTGTGATTCAATTGACAATGATACGTTAGATGTTTTGACATATGCACTACCATTCTGAGTAACAGGATAAGTTGTGACAACATTAAATGTATTCTGTGTTACACCTACTGCGGAATATATGGAGTTGACAGCATTTCCTGTATCACCACTATAAAATGTTACATATATCAATTCATTGTTGCTAAGACCGTGATTAGTTTTCGTTAGACTTACAGTGTTCAAATGGACATTTGCTGATCCACTATACGATGTTGCATTGCCAATGTCTCTATGAACAACTCTGAGTAATGTTGAGTTAGAAAACAAGACTTGATATCTGGTATTAATAAGAGTTGTGTCGCTTGATGAAAACTTCAAATACACATTGTCATCAGTAATAAGACCTGTGCTATTTGCTAACACTGTTATTACAGGAATTGAAATAGAGACATTTCCATTCGCCTGATATGGCTTCTTAATAACATCAACAGTTTGTCCTGATAGTCCACCCGTTACAGCTGGATATATTACGATTGTTGATGAATTGGATTCGGTGTAAACGACTTCGGATAATGTGCTATTAACATTAACATAGTCACCAACAACAATAGAAATATCAGAATTTTGTGTCCATTGAGATAGTATAATATAATTATTAGTTGCTCCTGAACCCGAGGACGCAGTTAGATTGGAAGTAACAGCGTTTGATGAAACAAAGGTTAGATTTCCATTAACAACAGGAACAACAAAGTAACTGGCGTTCGCTGATCTAATTGTATATAAACCATTAGTAATATTAGCATATGCTGCTGTGTGGAATTTCAAATACACATTATCATTTCTAGATAAGTTGTGATTAGGAGAATATACAATAATACTTGAGTTTTGTGTAGAATACGATGACGCAATATCGGACCTTACATTGTAAGATGCTTCAATAACTTTAGGAGCATACTGTGCTGTAAAGGTATTAACGTTATATGTTCCTGTTAGAGTAACATCATCTAAAATAACTCTATAGTTTGTTAGTAACAATTTGCTATTAGAAATCGCAGGAATAGCATTAGCTGTAATGCTAATATCATTGAAATCGGTTAGTAGATAATCACCAAACATCTTAGTGCCGGCAGGATGAACAAGATCCTTAATAGCCTTTGAATACTTTCTGGTTGATTCATCTATCTTAATGACATAAGAGAAGTTTTGATAATAGTCTCTATCTTGTAGAAAGTTAAATGAACTAATAAATCCATCATCGTTTAGGAATCTTCCTGGGAAAGTATATGCACCACTAACGATAGACAATGATGCTTGAGCGCCGCTACCAGATGCAACAGAGTCAAAATCTAAAGTTGGTTCAGTTGTATATCCTAGACCACCAGAAAGAAGTCTTAGACTTAAAATTTTACCAAAGGTTACTGCTGAGGCAACTAATGTTTCACCATCACCAATTATGGATCTAGCAACAATGTTAGCACCATTTCCTGTAGCCGTTGAAACTGTTATCGCAGGTAATGCTGATTGATCATATCCGGATCCGCCAATCATGTGGCCAGGCATTTGTCTAAACTTAACTTCAGTAATCATACCATTAGCTGCTACGGCACTAACATTGGCTTTTGCGCCGACACCATAACCGCCATAAGGATTAGTGAAAACTAGTTCGTCACCAACTACATAGTTAAGACCGCCATCAACAATTTCCATTCTACCTAGAATACCTAGAGAACGAATCACTGTATTTGCTTCCACGTCTATTGATGGACTTGAACTATAACTGTCGCCTGTGGTTAGAACAAGGCATGTAGTAACAGGACCACAATTCGCAAATGTCCAGAATGACATTGAGTTCTGAACCCAATGATTAAGAGGATTGACAATACTACTATTGAGATTAGTGTATCTGACGTTATTGATTGGTGTATTTGCTTCTAGACTTATCGTAGATGATACTAAATTATAACTATTAGGATGATACTTTTCTGACAAATCTACTGAGAATACATTACCAGTGGCACCAACACCGCCACCGCCTGAAATGATTAAATCGTCATTTACTCTAAATCCTGCGCCACCAAAACTTACGCCAATTGATGATAGTGAACCTTTTGTTGTAGATGATACAATAACCTGAGCACCATTTCCACCACCACCGACAACAGGAATTGTTGTTCCTTCAATATAACCTGTGCCGCCATTGGCTAAACTAATCGCAACTACTGCACCAGAAAATAGATTGGCTGATAGATACTTAGTGCCTGTTTCTTCTTCAAATAGACAATATACAGTTTCACCATTGATAAATGACCTATACTCATTTGATAGTTTTAATTCTGTTACAAGTTGTCCTTTATCATAGTAAATGTCAATAGTTTCAACAATCGCTGTAGCACCAGACTGTAGTCCTGTAATTCTCTTATTGATAAAATTATTATAAGCGATTGTGTTTGATGTATTGTTTACTTGGAGGTCACCTATTCTAATGGACTTTTCAATAAACCATTTACCATCAGATGCACGAAGAACATCTCTCTTTGGATAATAAAATTCAACTTCTTTGTTGAGTAGAATACGAA